TAGAGATACACATCGCGTGACGGCGTTCGGTAGTGAGTGAATGAGTGAGGCACATACCGAAGAGGTTATGGAAAGTGAACCTAATTCACTTCCAAATAGTACAATACGTACTGTGGCGCGCAATGCCATTGAAATTGCTGATGAACAATTAGCTGGTGGTCAGCTTGTAGAGCGGAGAGAGGAAAGGCTCTTCGGTACCCTCAAACGAGCTGCCACTGATGATAAAGTTGATCTGGTCTCCCCACTCTTTCGTGGTGCTGGACGCGGTAGGAACCGTATGCTTACCGAGTTTGGCAAGATCCTGTATCCAGCATTGGAAGCAGGGGAAGAAGGCCTGACACCTCGTCATGCCGAGCTGATTCTTGAGCTTGAGCGATTTGAGCACAAGAAAGCAGGTCCTATGTCAGTGAGGACCGCAATGTACTATCGAATGACAGCTCCGTCATTCTTTGGTGCGCATCCCGTTTTGGGATCGCTTACGGGTAAAGACTATCTTGAAGGACAGCGGCTCTGGACAGAGCATGCTCCAACCCATTCTAGCCTGTTACCAATACATCGTAAATTGCGGCCCTATGAACTGCGCTTTGACCCCGATGACCGCTTAGCGGTTACCATCCCCTGGGGTGGGTACTTAGGTGCCCCCTATTTCAAAACAGCGGGTGGTGTTGATGACCCAATTTGGTTGGATGTCTTTGAACAGGCGCGTACGCTTGTGGAGCGAGACGTCACACCTCAAGAGTTTGCGGTTATCGGTTGGAGGGGTCAAGAGGCTGGGCACAAACCGGAAACAATCACTGCTGAGCGTGCGGTTTGGATGATGGCTAAACAATCAACCGTTGTGACTTTGTCACAGTGGAAGACGTATCTGGATAATCTGAAGGGCGTTCGAGGCTTTATGGCCTGGTCGCATCCTGACGATTTGAATTCTCGGATTCAGGATATGTTGCGGTCAGCGCTTAAGATTGGTGGTGTTTACCTCCAAATCGATTATGAGAAGTTCGATAACTCTCCATTAAAGTTTAGAACTCAAAGCTGGCAAGATTATCTCTATAGGGATAATATGATTGGTGGATCAGCGGAAGTCCCAAAAGTACTATCGGAATGTGGCTTACTCACACCGGAGGGATTACTTTTGGGCAGAAACGGTGGACTCTCTTCTGGTGGAGGCGATACTAATGGAATCGGCTCCCTGGAACAAAAGAGTGTCAATCATGCGACTATGAATTACCTAGGCTTCGAAGAGGCAATCAAACAAGATGAGGCCAATGGTGATGATGGCAATCTAGTGCTTGATATCGACCGTCATCAGGTGGAAAAAGAATTCCTACCCAGCTTGCCTAAATTTGGATTCCGCTCAAATTTGAGTAAACAGTTGATTACTGACGGGGAATACACGATGTATTTGCAACGCTTATATATCTATAATGGACCCTCAGGTGTAAGAAGCCTGATGAGAACTCTCAATCGTATGGGTACGTACGAGACCTTGAAACACCGTGATTGGTCGGCAGCTGATGACATAGTACGAT